TGGTACTACCCTATCTAAACTAGGTATAGGGGCTATAGGGACCGTTCTAACGGTTGCTGGAGGGGTTCCAACATGGTCTGCTAGTGCATCCTCGTTTAGCGCAGGAACCACTGGATTTACACCTAGCACTGCCACTACAGGGGCTATTACCTTGGCTGGCACTCTTAACATTGCTAACGGAGGTACAGGTTCTACATCTACTACCTATTGTGCTTTGGCAACTAATGTGTCAGGAACCCTGCCAGTTGCCAATGGAGGAACCGGAGTTACTTCGTCTACAGGAACAGTGGCGGTTGTATTAAGCAATTCTCCAACCCTAACCAATCCTACAGTTACAAGCTATATAGAGAGTGTAGTTGCAGTAGGTACAGTCGGCTCAACAAGCACTATATCTCTAACTTCAGGTACGGTTCAGACTGCTACCTTAACTTCAGCTACCCCCTGTACCTTCACCATGCCTACCGCTACTGCGGGAAAGTCGTTTGTTATGTTACTTAAACAACCAGCATCTGGTTCTGCTACTACAGCTACCTTTACAAGTGTTAAATGGGGTAATGCTGGTGCTCCAACCATAACAGCCACTGTAGGCAAGATGGACATATTATCATTCATTGCAGACGGCACTAACTGGTATGGCTCAATTGCTCAAGGATACACACCATAATGTTTGGAGCTAGAAACTTATTTCTAACTGGCGGGGCTAAGATACCCCTGACTGTCGAATACCTTGTAGTTGCAGGTGGAGGCGGTGGTTCTGGTGGTGGAGCTGAAGTTGGTGGTGGGGGTGGAGGGGCAGGTGGCTATCTTACTGCGACTGGCTATGCGGTTAGTGCAGCAACTCCAATATCGGTAACAGTCGGTGCGGGAGGAGCAGCTGCAACGCAAGGCAGTAATTCCATTTTTGGTTCTATCACATCTACTGGTGGCGGCAAAGGTGCCTTTGGTGGTGGTTCTCAATGTAATGGTGGTTCTGGTGGAGCTTCGTCTGGTACTAATACCGGTGGCGGAGCAGGGACATCTGGACAGGGTAATGCAGGTGGTAGAGGTAGTTTTGGTACATTAGGTAGTACATCATGCGATGGCGGTGGAGGAGGTGGAGCAGGAGCTGCTGGTGCTAATGGATATGGTTCTCAAGCCGCTGGTTTGGCTAGTTCTATAAGCGGTACATCTGTTACTTATGGTGTGGGAGGCAGAGGTGCCAGTCCGGGCGATAATGATGGTGCTGCTGCTGGTGCTAATACAGGTTCAGGCGGTGGCGGAGGTGGCTCTAATCCGGGATGGACTTCTCACCCCGGAGGTGCTGGAGGTTCAGGTATTGTTATTATGCGCTACCCAGATACATTTGATGCAGCATTGTCAACAACAGGCTCCCCCACTATTACACAAACTGGTGGGTATAGAATTTACAAATGGTTGTCAGGAACAGGGAGTGTTACATTCTAATGGATTTATCTAATCTATCTAGTAATGTAGGTATGTCTAATGGCATGAAAGCTGCATTGTTATGTGGCGGCACCACTAAAGCCTGTCAAACTGAAGAGTTAGGTATGGAAGAGTTTGGAGTGCCATATATGGCATTAATGCCAGCTAAGAATAGAAAGAAAGTACTTGACTATGTAATTGGTGCAGCACCACAGGTTAATTACTTTAGGTTTAAAACTTGGATAGTACCAAATGAATTAGTATCTGATGACCCATTATTTGTGCTGCTAAATGCTAAATATGAATACACCATAGGGGTAATTAAGCTTGACCCATTTACCTGCTATGACTGGCATGTAGATAAGGAACGTGGAGTTGGAGTAAATATGCTTTTAAACCATGATGGATTAAGTCATTGCTTATTTAAAAATGCTGGTAATGAGCATGTAATGTGTGGCATTACTGAGCTTATTTATGAGCAAGATATGTATTATGCATTGAATACTCAGGTACCACATACTGTTTACAACTTTGAATCACCTAGATATATGCTGAGTGTTGATTTTTCTAAAAAGAAAAATACACTATCTTATCAACAATTTATAGGAGAATTAAATGGATTGGCTTAAGCAAATAGCACCTACAATAGCTTCATGCCTAGGAGGTCCTCTAGCAGGATTAGCCGTTACAGCTGTGTCTAAACTGTTTGGAGTTCAGACTTCAGAAGTTAAGTCTATGATTGATAACAATAAGTTATCAGCTGACCAGATAGCATTGTTGCAGCTTGAAGAGATTAGGTTTCGTGAACAGACTCAGGCTCTTGGTTTAAACTTTGAGCAGCTGGCTGTAGAGGATAGGAAATCAGCTAGGGACATGCAGGTTGGTACACAGTCTTTTGTGCCTCCGTTGTTATCAGTGCTGGTCACTGCTGGGTTCTTTGGTATCTTAGTCTACCTAATGCTTAACACTGAGACTGTACAAAGCTCATCCCTGCTGATTATGCTAGGAAGTTTGGGTACGGCATGGTCAGGAATCATAGCTTTTTACTTTGGTTCTAGCTCTAGTAGCCAGAATAAAGATAAGATGCTATTCCATTCAACACCTATTCAATGATTAACTCTCGCAGTTTAAACGAGCTAGTTCCTATTGTTAAACAGAAGGTGGAAGAGTTTATCGCTCTCTGTGATGATGAGGGCATAGATTTGTTAGTCACATCAACATACAGGGATAACGAAAGCCAAGCTGCGTTATATGCTAAAGGTAGAACAGTTATGGGCAGAATTATCACCAACGCCAATGCAGGTGATTCATTCCATAATTATAGATGCGCGGTAGACATAGTACCTCTTAGAAACGGTAAGCCTGTATGGGGTACACAAGGTGATGATGGAGAACTATGGCAGAAGATTGGCAAGATAGGCGAAGGAGTAGGTCTTGAATGGGCTGGGAATTGGCATACATTTAAAGAGATGGCTCATTTCCAGTTCACTAACGGTAATACATTGGCTCAATTAAAGCAGGGTGCTCAGATAGTATAATGCCATTAAAGAAGATAATATTTAAGTCTGGAGTTAATAGAGAGAATACTCGCTATACCACCGAGGGTGGCTGGTATGAATGCGATAAGATTCGCTTTAGACAAGGTACACCTGAGAAGGTTGGTGGATGGTATCAAATATCTCCAACTACATTCCTAGGGATATGTAGGGCTTTGTGGAACTGGATTACATTAGGTGCTCTAAATGTTTTAGCTGTTGGAACCAACATTAAATATTACATTGAGAATGGTAATGTATACAATGACATAACCCCTCTTAGATATTCCACATCAACAGCAACCCTTACCAATCCTTTTACTACAGTCAATGGCTCTATTGATGTAACTGTTACTTGGTCTGGTATTAACCTATCTACAGGCGATAGGGTGTCCTTCACTGGTGCTCCTGCCCTAAACGGTATACCTGCTACAGATTTTAACAAGCAATTCACCGTTACAAGAATTAATGCAAATTCATTTAGTATTGCCGTTGGAACAACTGCAACATCTAGTGGCTCTGGTGGTGGTGCAGTATTGGCTGAAGCCTTTATCTTTACCGTTAGGCTAACCAATCCGTTTGCCACTGTAAATACATCTGCTGTTGTAACAGTTTCAGACACAAGTCATGGATGCTTGACTGGTGACTTTGCAATTTTTACCTCTACTAGCACATTAAACAATGTAACCATAACAGGAGAGTACTCAATAACAAGGGTTAATGATAACTCTTACACTATTGTTGCCTCTACATCAGCTAATGCCACTGGCTCTGGTGGTGGTACTGTAACTGTTCAATACCAAATTAATGCCAATCCTGAGATACAGATACCATTAAGTGGATGGTCAGCAGGTCCTTGGGGTAGCGGACCTTGGGGAGAAGGTGTTGGTAGTGGTACAACAAGCAACATTAACCTAGGACTATGGACCCAATCTAATTTTGGGGAGGACCTTATCTTTGGACCAATTGGCGGGAGTATGTATTACTGGGTAGCAGCCGATGGTGTTAGCACAGCTGGCATCAATATATCTTCTATATATGGTGCCTCAGATGTTCCTGTTGTACAGAATTTTATCCAAGTATCTGATTCATCTAGGTTTGTATTTGCATTTGGCTGTAATGATTATGGCTCTGTTACACAAGACCCAATGCTTATTAGATGGTCTGACCAAGAGTCAATTATACAGTGGACTCCTGATGCAACCAATCAGGCTGGTAGTATAAGGCTATCTCATGGTTCCCTGATTGTATCGGTCTTGCAGGTTCGTCAAGAAATACTGGTATGGACTGATTCTACTATGTATTCATTGCAATACCTAGGAGCACCTGCTGTTTGGGGTGTAACCCTGTTAGCTGATAACATATCAATTATGGGTCCAAATACACCTGTAATAGCCTCTGGTGTTGTGTATTGGATGGGTAAGGACAAGTTTTATAAATATGATGGTAACGTTTCTACACTCAGTTGTGACCTAAGACAGTATGTATATGGTGATATTAATCTTGAGCAAAACTATCAAGTATTTGGTGGAACCAATGAAGGGTTCAACGAGGTATGGTGGTTTTATTGCTCAAGCGGTTCCACCGTAGTGGACCAATATGTCATATATAACTACCTAGAAAATATATGGTATTACGGTACTATGGGTAGGACTGCATGGCTAGATTCAGGTTTGCGTAACTATCCTATGGCTGCAACCTATGAAAGCAACATTGTATTCCATGAGCAAGGTACGGATGATGGTGTGTTAGTTCCATCAACCTCTATAGATTCCTATATTCAATCATCTGAGTTTGATATAGATGATGGGCATAACTTTGGGTTTATATGGAGAATCCTACCAGACTTACGTTTTAATGGCTCTGTATGTGCCAATCCTATGGTTACTATGAGTATGTATCCATTACAAAATTCTGGCTCTGGGTACAATAACCCTAAGTCACAAGGTGGTGAATACTACGCAGAAGTTACCCGTTCATCTACTGTTCCAATAGAACAATACACAGGCACCATATATGTCAGGATACGCGGTAGGCAGATGTCATTCAAGATTGAAGGTAACCAGCTAGGTCTTCAATGGCAGATAGGTGCTCCTCGCTTAGATATTCGCCCTGATGGTCGTAGAGGTAACACTTGAGTATCCTTATACCAGCTGTACCAGCCCTACCAATCACTAAGCCAGAGTTTAGTGCGCTATATCTTAATCAATTAACTAATGTATTGAGGCTGTATTTTAACTTGTTAAACAATGCAGTGGTGGAGCTAAACTCAGCCATACTAGACTTAGAGACTGATGGAGGTGGCAGCGTATTAAATTTCCCGTATGGGGCATTCTCTTCTGATGTTTCTCAGTCTACAACTGTAAACACTACCACCCTGTTAACGCTTAACACCACTGACTTTTCTAACAATGTATCTATTGTTTCTTCACAAATGACAGTAGTAAAGGCTGGTATCTATAACTTACAGTTTAGTGTACAGGTTCAGAACTTAGATAATGCCTCACAAGATGTATATATCTGGCTACGTCAGAACGGAGTAGACATTGTAGGCTCCACTGGTGTTATAGGAATGCCAGCAAGAAAAAGTGTTGGTGACCCATCGCATGATATTAAAGGCTGGAACTATTTCCTGTCTATGAACGCTGGTGATTATGTTGAGATATGGTGGTCTACAACCGACATTGATGTAACTATTCCAGCTTATGTTGCTTCTGGCTCACCCACTAAGCCATCAACTCAGTCAGTTGTTGCTACAATGTCGTTTGTATCAGCACTAGGATAAGGATAGAAATGTTAATAGATAGTAAACAAAAGGAATTACAGCCACAAGAGATTGTAGTGAACGATGCTAAACAGCCAAATTCACAATATTCTCCTGACCAAGCTTTAGCGGCAGTTCTGGCTGAGTCTAGATTGCCATCAGCTATCTTGATGCAGGAAGGTAATACATTGTTTGTTATACATAAATGTCCTGATAGAATAGCATTAGCTCGTATTATTAATGTTGATACAGAGCAGAACTACTTAAAAAACAGTATGTTATGCTTTAAGGCTATGTATGCTGCTGGCATAGATACAGTTGTATGTGACCTAAAGAACAAAGATGATATTAAAGTGTTTAAGCATATGTCATCGCACAGAGACCAGATTAACGCTGATGAGAATGGTGAACCAACTGTAGAATATGTTATGAAACCTAAAGGTAATGGCTATCGAGTTACAGCCGTGATAGGTCCTAGAAGAGAAGGGCAGATGTAATGGGATGGATTTCTAAATTTATTTCAAACCCTATTGGGACAATAGCTGATACTGCTTCCAAGGTAGTAGAGAAGGTTGCTGATACTGTTGTTAAGACAATAGAGAGTGCAATCAAAGACCCAATAGGAACCATAACAACTATAGCTGCTATTGTATTGGCTCCAGAAACTGGTGGAGCAAGTTTAGCGTGGTTACCAGCAGTTAGGGCAGCTGAGGTTGTAGCTCAGGGTGGAAGCCTTGAAGATGCTGCTAAAACAGCAGCTCTATCATATGCTGCTGCTAACATAGGTGGTCAACTTGGAGATAGTCTGGCTGTTGATGGACTCTCTAAGGCTGCTAATGAAGCCATAAAGACCGCTGCTGGGTCTGCAATCATTGGTACAGGTGCTGGTGTATTACGCGGTAAGGACATAGGTGATGCATTAGAGAGTGGCATAACATCTGGTATAGGGTCTGGTATAAGCTCTTTAGTGGCAGATAATGCCGATACTGGAGGAGAAGGTTCAAAGACCAACACAGCTGACAGAATTATTGGCTCTACTGTTGGCTCGGCTGCTACCGCTGCTTTGCGTGGTCAGAATGTTGGCGATGTTGCAGCCAACACCTTAGCTAATGGAGCACTCAGAGCTGGAGCTGGTGAATATGCAGGGATGATGCCAGCAGTTAATCTGGCTAGTACTGTGGCTAGTTTGCCAACCCACATACAAAATGTTCAACCTACTCAAGGAGATACAGCATCTAAGATGTCGGCTAGTCTTGATACTAAGACAGATATACCAAACTTAAGCGATTCTCAAACCAAAGAGGCAGCAAAGTTAGTAAGAAGCATAGACAGCGAAGGACAGGCATTAGATGAACAAGGTAACAAGATAGGTGATGCAGCTGCGTTTGGTCTAACCAAAGGCATTGACAACACATGGTTAACACAAGATGGTCAGGTTATTGCTGCTACTGATAGCCCTATGACAGAAACTGGAATGCAAATGGTAAATGAAACTACCCCTGAACAACAAGCCGTTAATAATCAAGACGGTTCCACCACTATAACCAATTCTGATGGCTCGCAAAAGATTATGTCACCTGATGGTACTATGTCTTATATAGATGCTCAAGGTAATATTTTGGGTCAGGATACATCGTCTCCGCTAAGTATATTGGCTGATTCATTGCTTGGTAATGATACAGAAGGCATTGCATCCATTAAGGCTGCTGGTGGTGGATTGATGAGTATCCAGCCAACTATTGGTAATCAATATAACGCTGACCCTACAAGCTCTGTGCAGATGTTTGCATATGGTGGTATGGCTCATGGTGGTATATCCTCCCTAGGAAGCTATTCAGACGGTGGAAGGATGCTTAAAGGACCCGGAGATGGCATGTCTGATGACATACCTGCCTCTATAGCTGGTTCACAACCTGCTAGGTTAGCTAATGAAGAGTTTGTAATACCTGCTGATGTAGTGAGCCATTTAGGTAATGGTTCCTCTGAAGCTGGAGCAAAAGTGCTGTATGCCATGATGGAGCGAGTCCGTAGGGCAAGAACAGGAAACCCTAAACAAGGCAAACAGATTCATGCCGCC